GCGGGCCTGGACTCGGAGTCAGAGTCCAAGACAACCGACGTTCGCGCGGGCCTGGACTCGGAGTCGGAGTCCAAGACAGCCGACGGGCGCCCGCGGGCCGGGCTCCGACTCCGAGTCCAAGACAGTTGGCCGCGCCGGGGGGCCGGCTCCGCCTCCGAGTCCACAAATCGAAGTGAGGCTTAGGGGACTCGGAGGGCGCTCGGCCGGGAAACTACCTCACTTCGATCTGAACACAAACCCTCGACACTACTTGCGCCTCTTTGCTCTCAGCTCTGCCATAAAAGCCTTTGCCTCTGCAGACCCCTTTTCGAAACGCTTGCGCTTTTCCGGTGGCTTACCACTGCCTGTTGTACCCGCTTCTGGAGAGGAGAAGCCCAGCCTCTCGCGAATGCTCTTATAAGCACTGCGTACACCCTCTGTCGCCGCTGCTGTCGCCTTCTGCAGTGGTGTAGGTGCAATCGGGGAGCTAAACTTATCCCTTGATTTACGGTCACCCCCTGTGCGGTTCACAAGTCTCACGAAGAATGGCACTTTCTTGTCTTCCTTGCTTAGGTTTTTCCCCCCTCTGTAGAGCTTAACAATCACCGACTCGCCAACCTTTACAGGTTTGTTATCGTCGCCCATGACCTTCTCATTCGTCTTAAGGTCGAACCTATCGGAGTTTGCAAATTCGCTTGCAGACAAAGCCTTGCCATCATGAGAAGTGCTGATGGCATTTGTGTCTGAATAAGCATACAGAGGCCTGTTGCTTCCGTCAACAGCCCCAAGGCGAATGCGATAGTATGCAGAACCGGGTTGCGGTTGCTCAACTTCCCCTATGTCTCCTGGGGCTATCGGGTCCGTGTAGCGTGCAGCGACAGTGCCCTCTTCAGCTTCCGCCTGAGGTACTGGTGCTGCTGCTGCTGCAGCGGCGTTGCTCGCGCCTGCTGCTCCAGCTGCGGCGTTGCTCGCGCCTGCTGCTCCAGCTGCGGCGTTGCTCGCGCCTGCTGCTCCAGCTGCGGCGTTGCTTGGACCTGCCTCTGCAGGAGCTTCGTCGACGTCGTCAATCAACGGAAAGCGTGGAAATGGCGATTGCGGTGCCTGCGGTTGTGCCGCCTGTGGTCGCAGACGAGCAGGCGTCACTGCTTGAATTAGACCTGGGGTGCTTCGAACAGCCGCAAGCTCCCTTGGCAGAGTGGCTTGAAGGATGTTGTTAGACATGGACGCACTCCCTGTTGCTGCGGCCTGGGCTCGGATCTGGGATACGACAGACCCGTCATTGGTAGGAACCAGTGATGACAGAGCCGCGGTGATTGCAGCCAGAAACTTGATGAATGCTTCCGGGCGTACCGAAGGGAAGTTTTCCGCTGCATGCTGCTGCAGCTGGTTTGTGAATGTGACGAAGGCTTGTGCGATTCGCTCGGAGTTTCCCATTGCACTAGACGCAGTATCCCATAGAGTTGCCAGTAGATTACTGACGAACTCTGATGAGAGAAGACTGCTTACGTCGCCTGTTCCTTGCACCTGAGCGCCGGCTTCTGGTTGAGGGGACGCCGCCTGTAATGCTGCTGCCACAGTAGCTCCCCCAAGTTCTTGATTTTGCGCACCTTGCTGATCCGCCCCCTCCCTGACTGCCCCTGGGGCAAAGCCAGTGGGAGACGTGAAGTCCAGCTGTGTACCAGTCGCAGGAGTTCCTGTAGGCCCAGGGGCTGCAGCTGGAGCCGGTGAAGCCACAGCACCTGCCACAGCACCTGCCGGAGACAATGGACCCACACCAGCAGCAGGAACAGCGCGGCGTTGTTCACGTGCAGCCCGAGCCTCCGCAAGAGCCCTGTTAGGAGCAGGAGTCCCAGGCGCTACAGTGCCAACGGTATTGAGCCGGGTTACAGTCCCACCAGGAGAAAACGGCGGGGATGGTGCAGTGGGAGCCCCACGACTTGGTGCTGCAGCCGCAGCCTGCTTTTTGGCCTCCTCCTCTTCCTTCCTCAGGAGGTCCCTTTCCTCAGGCGAAGGGTCGTTCAAAGGCTTCGTCTCAAAGATTGAGCCCGTGTAGGGTGTGATAGGAGGGATCTTTCGTGCCTTGTACTTGGCCGCAATGCCATTGTGAAGAGCAATCTCAGCCTCGATGGAAGGGTTTCCAAAGCCCCTGTAAATTTCATCCGTGTTGAAGGCGCTTGCATGGGTCATGGAACTCAGGGCGTTGGCGTCAAAGACAGGCTTGGCGTACTCCCCAACAAAAATAAGAGGAGGCGGTGCGACATGGTAAAAACGACTGACGAGCTGTACGTTGTCCTCTTCGGGGCGCTGGCCTCTGTGCACCGCATTTGACTGCTGAATCAACCCAACCACCCGGCGCGACGACGACGTTGCGTAAGCCTGCTGCCTCACTGCCACCTCCTCGGCAGCAAGCTCCCGTTGAGCCACGCGAAACCTACGTAGGCCCTCATCAGGGTCCATGTTTAGCCACGAATTCTCGTGGACTCTTGAACGCAATATCTACAGACTTTCCTTCTTAACGGCGGCGGTGGTACACGCGGCGCTTCGGCCGGCGACCACCAGCCATACTGAGAAGCTGGCCGAGAATCTTTGCCTTCGAGTTATCCATACCCTTCAGCGCATCCGCCACACCGAACTGCTTGGACAGGGCAAGGCCCTTCGTGGCGCCCGACTTGAGCGTGTCCAGGACACCGCGACCACGGCGGCGAGCCTGCGAAAGGATGGAGCGAAATTAGAAGGTGTCAGAGCATGGAACTTTCCACGCGTACATACATTAAGCAGCAGGGTTGATCTCCCGCAGCGACGCCACCCTGCGAAGGCGCTCGACCGTCTGCGGTGCCACGCCGCCCGGAGTCCCCGCAGCAGCGACCGCCAGCTCAGCCTGGAGCTTCTTGTCCGCACGCTTCAGCTCATCCAGGTCATCCTCATCCAGAGGCTCCTCGACCTTCGCGATCTTCCGGAGAAGAGTGTCACTGTCGCGACCGACAAACTTGTCGAGAAGCTTCTTCTGCTTGACAGAGCGCGTCGTCTCCCGCTGCATGCGGTAGTCGCCCTTGTAGAGGACCTGGCGAAGCGCCTGCTTCAACTTCAACCCCGCCGCCTCGCTCTTATAAGGGGCTGCCTTGACCTTTGTCCGCCGAGCCTCCTTGCGGTCGGCATCCATCTGTTTCAGGTAGTGGATCTTCTTGCGGTTCTCCTCCAGCTCGCGTGCAGCCCGCTCGGCAGCGCGCTGCGCAAGGTGCTGGTACCGCATGCGGATAAAGTGCGGCGCATTCTGGACTGAGTTGAAGTTCGTAGACGAGTTCATAAACCCATCGATATTGCGAAGCTTCGTGCGAGGCTTCGGGAACCCCGCATGAAGGCCGCTCTGTCGCACGAGATAATCCGGCGACGGGATGTCCTGGAACTGCCGCTTCATCAGGTCCACCCCGGGCGCCACCTGGTTGTAGAACCCATTGAACCTCTCCGGCGCCACATCACCCGCTAAACGTACCATTTTGTCCCACAGTGTTCTACTGTTCAGAGCTTTTGGAGGCCGGTGCAGAAGCAGGCGGCGCGGAAGTTGTGACTTCTTCAGGCTCGTCCTCGGACTCAGATGCAGAGCGAAGGCGCTTCCGTGGCTGCTGTGACTTGCTTGTCTCTGCGTTGTGGTCAGTGTGCAGAAGGTAGCACCCTGACTCGTAGAGAACAAGAGACGGGAACGTGGTGCACAGCGCCACCCAGCGACTCGGCAAGCGCCGAATGCGGCGGAGCTCGTCCGTGTCGCAGCCACCATAAAGACCCAAAAGGTTGGTCATCTGCTTCATGCTGCATCCGTTAGGAAAGAGAACGAACTTCTGAGCCTCGCCGAGAAAGAGGCGCGTGCGCTTGTAGTCCGTGAGAAGGTGGGATGCCACGAGCAGCGACGACGAGTTGTGCCGACCTGTAGTAGCAAGCATATCGATGGTCTGCTGCAAAAGGTCGTGTAGATCCGGGTCATCGCGCTGGAAGCCCTCGATATCATCAAAGATGGTCAGGGAGTCGTTAAAGAAGTCGAGGGGTGGTGGGCCGTCCTTAAACTCAGTCGAAGGATCGAGACGCTTCAAAAAATTCAGAGCGTCGAGCGTATCGTCGTATTTAAGGTAGGAAATGACGTAGATAGGCCGCTTCGGCCACAGGATGTGGTACCTGGTGGCAAAGTTGCGAGCAGTGTGGCTCTTGCCACTTCCCGACTTCCCACCCACCATGATCACATCACGACCCTTTTCCAGATTCGTCGGCTCCAGGGCAAAAAATTCACCGCTCGGAAGGACCACGTCGCGTGTAGGGATGATCGACCGCTGCTTTGCGTCAACCATGAGACACAGCCCATCGCGCGGCGACGTTTTCGAGTGCAAGACCGCGATGGGCTGGAACTGGTCATCGTCTTCAACAAAAGAACCGATCTTGAACATCTTCCGATTTACTAGACACTGTCAGCAGACGTCAGTAAACTAAAGCCACGATGGGTTTCTTTATCCCGTCGTTTGCAGCTAGCCCTTCGCCAACCCAGTCGCCTATCACGACGTATGTGCGAGTGCAGCCGCTACAGCTTCACCTTCTGGAGTGGTGCATCCAGATCGTTCTCATCTACGTGGTGGTTCGTGACTTCTTCATGTACGTGGTACCCTGGGTCACAAGGGTGGTCAGTGTCTGGGTTGTGAACACCTTCCCAAATACCTACAGGGTGGTCGACGATGTTGTCGACGACGCAGTGGAGGGACTGGATAAGTTCGTAGCGGGCAAGGCAGAGCAACACAAGGAGTCACTGGACGATGTACTCGAGCACGTCGGAGAGCAGCTCATGGGGGCTGCCTCGGCGGGCGGGGCTGGGCTCGTCAGGAGGCTAGTCTCAGAGCTCTCGTGAAACTCGAAGCACGACTCCTCGTTAGGAAACGTAAGCATACTCTTCTCTCGTGTCCGCACAGCGTCGACGCACGCAGGGAGGAAGCGGGCGTTGAAAAATGATTCAGCTTGCTCGACTGTCTTGCTGGCATAGAGGTCTACGTATGGCACGTGAGTCACGTGGAACTGGTGTGCTTGCCAAACAACGAACCACGTGCGAACACAACGGACGCCCGGGTACAGCGCGCGAAGGAGGTGCATGCTGCCTTGGACTTGGGCCATATAGCGCGAAGGCACGTTCAGCTTGTCGCTCGAATACGGGTGGCCGGGCCCGGAGCGGCGCGCCGCCGGGCACTTATACTCCACCAAGTCCACCTCCGTCCGGTCCTTGTCCCACAGCAGGGCGTCTGGGCTAAAGCCAAGGAAGGGGCGTGTAGGGTCTCGGAGGTGGGAAGGGTGCTCGAGCGTGTACCCCTCCGAGCGCTCTGCCAAAAACGCCACAAAAGCCTCTTCTGCATGCTTCTCGTGCATTGACCCCCACTCTGTATATGAGTTGCCACAGAAGCCATAGCGAAGCGGGTACGTCTTTGACTTTAGGAGCGTCTCTGCATTCTCGCTTGTTCCCCCAAAGCTGCTCGCAGTCACGGCAAAAGCGCGCGCCTGGAACCACTCGGTCGTTTTTTGCGCGCCCTCGAGAGGCGTAGACAGCGCAGGCAAGGCAATGTTTGTAAAGATGGACTCTGGGGTCACTTGCTCTGGAAGCTTCTTGCGAAAGGCGCGGAAGCTTATGTTGTCCGTGGTCTCCCAGGGCATCCCATGCTGCTCCTGTGGACGCGGAGGCGGGAGGCTGTCGAGCTCGAAGGACCAGTGGTGCTGCGGGGTCACTTGTGGTGGGCTCGTCTCGAGTGCGTTGACACCAAACTTGGGCACCACCGACTCGCAGTTTTTTAGCGTGAGCAACCGCGCAGTAGGCTTCACACAAGACTTCTTCGCTGGGATTTTCGGCATGGCGTCGGTTGACGTAGACCGACGTCAGATAGAAGTGGGATACCTGGTTCTCGCGACTCAGTTAAAGGAAGAGCATGACCTTGTTTATGCCCTTGACCTTTTTGACCGCATCGACCTCTGCCGCAAGGAGCGCGACACTTCTTTTGCCAAGGGCTGTGTTGTCCAGTTCCAGGCGTGGGAAAAGAGCCGTAACAAGCACATCACTACCCTGGCGGCGCTCCTAGAGGCAAAAAGGACGAAGTAGACTCGTGTTGCACTAGAACGGCGGTGGCACCAGCTCTTCCTCCTCATGAGCGCCCGCCCCTGTGCCCACGCCCGCGCCCGCGCCCGCGCCCGCGCCCGCGCCCGCGCCCGCCCCCGCGCCCCCGCTAGCGCCGACCATGGCGGCCATCACCGCGGCCGAAGTGGCGGCCTGGGTCACCGCGATAGAGAAGGCGCGCGTCGCCGCGACGTCCGCCGCGCGGTCCACCTTGCCCTGGAACACCGCGATCTCCGCCTCGCGTCGCTTCTTCTGCCGCGACTCCTTGGCCGCCACGCGGTTGCGCTCCTTGCGCACGGCGCACGTCTTGCACTGCATAGGAAGCTGCATGCGCTTGCCCTGCTCGATGCCCGAGAGGAAGGCCTCGCGCACCGCGCTGCCCATGAGCTCGGACGCGTGCGACGCCATGACCGGAGGGGCCGGCAAGGCTGAAGGGGCAGGCGCAGGCGCAGGCGCCGCAGCAGGCTTCACCTGCGGCGCCAGGATAGACTGCGGCAGTGGCTCTGGCATCTCGGCACTCCAGTCCTCCTCGTCATCGGACTCTTCCTCTGAGTCACGCCCCACCTCGAGTGCGTGCAAAAAAGAGCGGCTGTTGCCACGGGCGCCATGGACGGGGCACCCGGCGCGCGGCAGGTCGTCGCAGATGCAGCTTATCTCCGAGTGGCTACGCTTGCGCTCCTCGTCCTTCTGGCGCTTGACCACCGCGCTGCCGTGAAGGTAGTCCTCGTCGTCGCTGTAGTCCGGGGCCTCCTCGGCCTGCGCAGGCGCCTGCCATCGCACGGCCGGGGGCGGCGCCTGCCCCGACGTCGACCGGCGCACCCGCGGTGCCGGTTGTGGCTTTGGTGGCTCCGGTGGCGCGTCCTCGTCGCCGCACGCAAACGGCGAAGCGTGGGCTGACGACATTTTCAAATCGAAGATCAGAACTTTTGCAAATCGACTCGGATCGGACCGGGCGCTTTTTGCCGCGCCTGGTGAAGCCGAGAACGCGGTGGGGGCGGGCCGGCGCTCAGTTTTGGCAAAGATTCGCGTCCTCTGATTTTTAATTCATTTTCTTTTCAGTCCGTGGGTTTACGCTCGGCTTATATCGAACAGCAAAGCGGGGTTGGCAAAGCGGGGTTGGGATGGAGCCTAAGCAGTATGTGACCAACAAGGAGTCAACCCACACACGCATCTACACGCGTGGTCTTCTCCTTGCCAGGGCTGCGAATAGGGGTCTCACGCTAAAGCCTTTTGTGGTCCGCATTGCAAACGAGTGCTACGCCTGTGTGCACCACTCACGACGCAGCAGCGACGGGAGCTGCAGCCACCGGTGCAACAGCGACGCCGGGCCCCACCCCACCGGGTGCGACTTCGAGGTTGTCGACCAGAGCGATTTTAGCCACTGAGTCGCTTGAAGCCTCTGGAGCCACTGGAGCCTCTGGAGCCATTGGCGCCGCGTTCCCTACCTTGCGTGCACTCCCGAACTTGCCCTTGACCGCGATATACCCCTTTGCGTGAAGATACTTGAGCGCAACCTTGCCCGCCGCGTGCTTCTGCTTTGACACGATGCGCCCCGCCTTGTTCTTCATGAGATCGTCTTTCACCAGGCGCCCCGACGTGCGCTTGGCGTTGCCGTGGAAGACTTCCGCGCGAGAGCCCACTGCCTTCATTTTGAGTTGGTTGATGTCAGCCTACGTAGCTGTGTGCTTCCTGAGCCGTGGGTCTACGAGTCGCTGGATTTACAGACCCGACGAGCGGTGACGCTTGGCGCCGCCGTAGAGCGAGTCGTTCATTGCAGAGCCGGCGCTCAGGGCACCCTCCGCCATGTCGGCGAGGCGCCCACCGGTCTCGCCACCGTACGTGCGCGCAAGGTTCGTGAGACCAAAGCGCTTGTTGAGCTTGTCGCCCTCCTTGAACATGCTCAAACCCCGCTGGAGGAAATTGGAGCCGCCGCTCATGTAGTTGCCACGCCCAATCATGCGGTTGAGCTGCGTCTTCGAAATGCCACTGTCCGTCGTCGCCGCCGCCACGTCCGCCATCTGCAGAATGGTCTTGCGGATCGCCGACTGGCCGCGCATGGTCTCGAAGAAGCCGCTGTTGATGGCAATGATCGTGATGATAGGGTCCGTGGTGTAGGTGAAGAAGCCCTTCGTGTTGTCGAGCGTAAGGGTGATCTGGAAGGAGTAGTTGCCCAGGCACCCCGGCGCCAGACCAGGCTGCAGCGTGATGTCCTGGCCAAAGCGCAGAAGCAACGGACCACCGCTGAGCTGCGTAAACGGGCTCTGCTGGGTATAAGCCTGCACACTGCTCGACCCGCCATCGGCAGACCCCAGGACGCCCGAGGGGTACTCCGCCTGCGAGAAGCCGCGCCACTGGTGCCAGGTCATGTCAAGACCCGCCGCAACCGCAGAGTCATACAGGTGCACCTGCTGGAACGTGCTGCAGAGGTTGCTGAAGTTGTCAAAGGTGATCTGCGCACCCTTGATAGGGATGTACTGGTCCAGCTGCGAAGGACCGCGCGTGCGAGGCTTCACGTAGACCATGACCATGTCCGGGATTGACGTGAGAGAGATCGTCTGAGAGGTGACGCTCGGGGTTCCAGAGGCCATCGCCTGGCCCGTCGAGTAAAAGTAGCGAGGGAACTCGGAGTAGGGGACGGTCGAAACGTCGGGAAGCTGGACGTCAACGCCCGGCGTCAGGAACGTCGCGTACAACGTCGGGGACTGGGTGTTGGTCTGGAGGATCGAAGCCGGACCGCCGCCCCAGGGACCGTTGATGCCAGCAGGCGCAAACGTGAGGTCCGAGAGCACAGAGCGGACGTTCGAAGACCGCAGGATGTTGCCCGTGTTCGGGTTAGGCTGGGAGAGGTCGTCAACCCAATACGGCTGGCTTGCTGTGAAAACAGCAGTTGTGCTGCTGGTAATCGTGGTGGAGGGGTTGGCGATTGCGCGCGTTGTGCCAAGAGTCGAGAAGTTCAGCACGAACTGCATGTTGGTCATACCATAAAGACCAACCGACTGAAACTCAGCAGAGTCCGCCCAGATCAGAGGCGAGATCACCAGGGGCTCAGTGCAGGCAATGGTACCGTAGACCGGCAGAGGGAACTGGACAGGGCAGCCAGCCTGGAGGCCAAACATGCCACCTGCAAACGTACCCGTAGGCTTGAGAGTGGGAGCAGAGGACACAGAAGACCAGCTGATAAGATAGGACGAACCAGCCTTTCCGAGCTGGCCAAGAGACAGGCTGCTGACGAATGCGAACACGCCAGAAGCATTCGTGTTGTTTGCAGCGAGAGGTGCCGCCGTCACCAGAGCACTGTTCGTCGTTGCGTCGTAGAGTCGTGCGCCGACCATGCACATAGGGGGAACATCCACGTTAAGAGTCAGAGTGTTGCCTGAAACCTGGAAGCTGGTACCATAACCCGCAGAGCTACCAATGTAAATGGCCGCACCAGCGTACGCGCCATACAGGTCCCCACCCGGGAAATTCGTGGTCCACACAGGCTGGTTGTTCAGGAACGGCACAAGGACGTTCTGTGCGGTGCTCTGAAGCTGAACCTGGGTCGACACCCTGGCCACATACCAGCCCACACCACCGAGACGCGAATTTCCAGGGGCTACACCGTTAGGCATGAAGCTCTTGATCGTGCCCGCATCAAAGAACGGCCAGATACTGGGGTTTGCGCCGGTGGCACCTCCCGCAGCCTGAGTCGCAGTGATCCCCGAAAGCTGCTGAGAGCACGCCGGATTCGCCGACCACGCTGTGGGCCACGCACCGTTAGGGACGTCGCCATACTGGTTCACGACGCTGTAGGTCGCGAAATTGCCCGCGTTATTCTGGACGTCGTCGCGGCCCCACGCAAACACGTCAAAGTTGCTCGGCGTGGTGCGCTGCTTCAGAGTCTCCTCGGACGACGTGAGCAGGATCTGCTCGCGGAGCGTGTCGCCGTTCGTCGTGACCGTGCAGTCGTTGAGCGTCGCAGTCATGTTCACAAGGCTCGACTGGATCGGGAACTGAGTCCACGCCAGGTCCTTGCCGCTCACCGCACTGCACCAGCCAGTCAGGCCGCCAGCCAGGCCGCCCTCACCCAGCGCCTGCCCGCAATCAGAGCCAATCGTGGAGCTGAGAGACCCACGCGACATGCCAGCGTCAGGCACGTCATAGCGGTCAGGGTTCAGGAGCATGAAATGTTTACCTCCACTCACACCAAACGTAAGAGGAGGCGTAAAGCTTAGCTGAACCTGACCGCCGCCAGCATTTACAGCATTATAAACAACCGTTCCAGGAGCAAAGCCAGGGCCGACAAGCTGAAAAGGCTGACCGAGAGTATATCCATTGATAATAGAAGCGAAGGGCGCGGTGGCGGCACTTCCCTCGAAGAAGAAGGCGGATGTCGTGACCTGATACTCACCCTGGCCAAGGGCAGATGCAAAAGTGCAGTGATACACCTGCTTCAAGCCCGAACCACGCGCGCCGCCGTAGAAGACATTGGCATTGAACGAGAGCGGCGTCGCAATGTCAATCTTGCGGTCCACGAAAACGTTGAGAGAGGGCACCAGGACCTGGAACGTCATCTGCGAGCTCGACGCCGAAATGGCCTGGAACGGCGCAACGCTCACGGAGAGCGCGCCCTTCTGCACGGCGTACGCCGGCTCCTCCTGAATGAGACGCGCATCCGTCACCGCCACCTTGATGATCTTCGACATCCTGGCTTTGTGAGTTTAGCTACGAAAAGGGTGATTGTAGAGCGACGTGT